CGAACTGGAAGCTCTCTACTATGGTTATAATAGAAACCTGATCAGAAAAGCAGATGCACCAGTTACTACAAGTACTACTGGCGTATTCAACGCAATTTTTGGAGCATACGCATGGGCACAACTGAACTTAGAAGCAAACGCTTTCGGTATATTACCAAAAGTACCATGGGATGAATCTGGATGGAGGGCAATAACAGCCAAACCAACCTTGACTACAACCAACGGTAACACAAACTTAGGTGGTACAGCAGAAGGTGGAAATATTGCAGAGACAGCCAAACCAACTTTACAAGAGATTGACATCAGACCAAAAACTGCCCAGTTGCCATTTAGTGCATCTGAAGTTATGGAATGGTTAGCAACTCACAGTAAAGATGATATCTGGGGTGGACTTGGTTCACTACGATTGTATATGGCAGTTCAGCACAAAGAGTTCCTCAACAGAATGCTTCTCGCAGACGTAGAAAGCGAAGCTGCAGGTGCAAGTGGCAATAATGCTGGTAGCACTAACTTTGAAACACTAGACAGAATCATCAGCTCAAACGCTGAAGAAACTGCATTAGGTGGTTCACACAGTGGTTATTATGACCCTTGGGCAGCAAACGCATCGATTGATCGTGACGGTTCAAGTACATTCGATTGTACTGTAGAATCTGCATCTGGAACAATCGGAACAAACGGAGTTTTAACTGATGATACATTAAGAACTTTCTTACGAAAGATCCGTATCGCAGCAGGTAAAGATCCTAACGTATTTTTGGGCTCGCACGAAGTGTACTCAGAAATTCAAGGCTTATACATGCCATCAGTCCGTATTCCAAATCCATATGGAGAACAACTCGTTCAAATAGACGTAAACGGAATTCAAACATTCAAGGGTACTGGCGTAGGAATTCATGTAGATTCAATCTATGGAATCCCATTCATCCCATCAAAGGATGCACCAAGTAACTCATCTGATTCAAGTGAAATCGGTAGACTATTTGCATTAGACACATCTGATGCAGAAGGATATGGTTATCCAAGAATCGGAGTACAAATCGCAATTCCAACCGAATATTACGAGGCTACAAGAAGAACTGCAGGCTATCCATTTGTCAACAATGCCTTTATTGAAAAAGGTGTTTATCGTACAATGGGTGAAACTGTATGTCGTCACTTTAAATCTCAAGGTAAGATTAGAGATATCAAACTTTAGTCAAACTACCCCTTTCTTTTTATTTTTACTTAACTAACTTAGCTTAGCTAACTTAATTAACTTTTTTTTATTAGTTATACAGTATATACCCTTAATTAAGACTTAAATAATACATTAACTTTATATATGTAAGGTTTCTACATCATACATGGCAATAACAATCACCACAGACGATTGGAGAAACGCTAACGTGAGAAAAACACTCTCATGGCAAGCAGCTTTAACATCAAAGTTGCGAGTATATGCTGTCAAAGTTACCTTCGGTAGTGGCGACAACTATGCGACAGGAGGAGTGGCAGCTGACCTCAAAGAGGGAAGAATCTCTACACTCGTTGCTGTAATACCAACATATTCAACTTGTTTACAAGAAGTAAGATATGACAAAGCAAACGAGAAAATCCAACTATATGATGTAGGTGGAGGAGCACAATCCAAATTTGTTGAAGTTGTAAATACAAGCTCAACCTGTGCAAGCAAAACTTTAGAGTTTATAGTCATAGGCTACTAGATCCAAAAAACTGCAAGTTTTTTTTTTTCAATAAAGTTTATATATGAACACATGGATTAATTATTATGGTAGAACTAAACCACAATGTAAAGTCTTTTAATGCTGATACTGCAATAAAAGGAGCACATGGTGTAATTGTAGCAGTTTATGTTACAAAAGGAGGTTCATCAGGCTCTAAATGTATCTTTAAAAATGGTACATCAGGTAGTGGTACTACTGAATTTACTGTATTTGGAGAAGATGTTCAAGGCGTTTTTAACGTAAATAGACGTTTTGAGAGTGGAATTTTTGCAGATATCACAGGTAGTGCTGAATACACAGTTGTTTTTAAGTAAATTTAAATACATACTAAGTTTATATATTACATGGCTACAACATATTGCTCTGTCGCAGATGTCGCTGATTTTCTCAGGGTCTCCATTACTGCTACTAGTACTCCTAATAAAAAGCAAGTTGAAAAGATTATCAACCGAAAAGAAGAAGAATTAGATCGTAGGATAGGTCATACATTTGGAAGAAATAAAACAGTGTCAAGAGAAATTCATGATTTACCATTATTATATACTTATGGTTGGGGTACACCAGTTTATCTTAAACATAGAAATTGTAGAGACTTTGATACATCTGCAGGGGATAAGATAGAAGTATGGCAAGGTGCAGATTCAGCTTATAATGATATCATACAAGATGGACAATGGTATGACTTTGAACCAACTCTAGGAAGATTATTCTTTCGTGGATATATTTTTACAATTCTAAGAAAGTACAGAATAAGAGTTACATATAGATATGGTGATGCTACAGTTCCTTTAGATATTGAAGATTCATGTGTTAAATTAACTGCAATCGATATACTTAATTCTAGTTTTAGAATGGATATATTACCATTAGGTTCTAATGGTGCAGATATAGAAGCATCCAAAGCTGATTGGAGAGCTGATATAGAAAATATGATAGACAATCGTCAAGAGATATTCTTTATACCATAGTAAATGAAATCAAATGACTTAGACAGTATACCTGAAGGGTATATTGATGAGCTTTCTGATATAGGTTTCGAAGAATTTTTAAAATTATCTAGATCTGGACAACTTGGTAAGAACGATAAAACGTTTGAACCTACTAGAAATGATAAGCGTATACATAGAGAAAATATACAAAATATAATAAAAGTTGCAAACCAATCATTGTTTTATAAATTTGTTACTGAAGAGGGATTAGATTTTGTCCCATGTAAACTTGAATATGACCCACTAAAAAGAAAAGTAAGAATACGTTATAATGATGCTTTCTTAAAAAAGAAACTTGCTTCAGATATAACATTCTCTCATTGGTTATTAAAAGTTAAAAATTATAAACCAGATTCACCTAAGATGCAGCAGTTTGCAAAATGGTCTGGGGTGAGAATAAGGCATAGTACAAAGGGTTATACCGTTACACCAGAAAGAGCAGGTTCTGAAATAAAACAAAAACCACATTGGATAAAAAGATTAAAAACAGAATTTTTGGCAAGTGATTATTATAAAAAAAACTTTCACAAGATGGAATCTTTATATTCAAATAATTCTAAGAAAAGTAAAAATATTATGCATGTGAGACCAACAAATCCACTAGGTTATAATTACCAAGATATAGAAAAAGAAGAATTTCGTGTTAGAAAAATTAAACGACAGATGCCTGTTTTAGAGACTGGTATAATGGGTAAATATGTTAATAGAAAATTTATACAAAGATTTAAAGCAAGATTATCTGCTGCTGAAAAAAAACTGGAAGAAAAAAAGAATACATTAAGCCATGATAAAAAAATACAAAAAGCATTTTATGCCCCTATGACTGTTGAAAAAATGGCAAAGTATATGGATAATGAGGATAACTTTCTCTTAAACAGTAGTAATATGAGAACATATTTCAAAGGCTCAAATATCAGTATGCCTCTTTATAATAGAATAATGATGGAAGTTACAACACAATTATATAATTCCCTTCAAGATATTTCTGATACATATGAAGGTAATTATGATGATAAAATGCAACAACACCAAGATAAAGGTATATTGTTTGAACCTAGATTTCCTAATGTGAGAAGAATTGCAAGTTGGTTTGCAACTAAAGGTATGGCAAACGCAGAAAAAAAAGGAGATGTTAAAAACCATAAATACACATTAGAAAAATTTGAAAAACTTAAAACACCTAAAGCCAGAATAAATTTTATAGATAGAGCTTCATTTCTTATAGCTAATTCTATATACATGAAAAATATGTCAGCAGCAGGTTTTGCAAAAATGACTCCATATATGAGACAAGGGAAATCATTATCTCGTGGTAAAAGAGTTCCTATCAGTCATGCTAGAAAATCTAAAAAATACAACACTACTGGAGGATTTGGTGATAATGATTATGTATATCAAAGGAAAGGAAGAAGAGGTAGGAATAGAGTTGAGACTACAACACATCTCAGAAACCAGATTAGAAAGGATCTTGCAAATCTTAATAGGCAAAGAAAAAGAAGAGGCAGAACTACAAGATAATCTTTATAATCTTGGGTTATATAATAAAATATGGCAAAATCTACCATATATACAAGTGCAGATGAGTTAAAACAACTCCTTATAGATAATTGGAGTCTTTCACTACAACCAGAAGTTCTATTTATGTGGGAAGAAAAAGCTACTGGATTTATGGATGATAGACGTGATTTTATTCTTATTAAACCTACTACAGAATCACCACAATATTTTGGCTTATATGGTCAAGATTTTTTACATGAAATTGTCATAACTATGGAGATTAGAACATTTCAGAATTTAGAGCATAATGAAAATGTGGTAAATGAGGTATTTTCGATCATTAAAAATAACATTAGAGGAAGCACATATGTTGACCTATTATTGATGTCTTCATATCAAGACAATGATTTATACAGGAATACATACAAGCACAGTATAACTGTAAGATATAGAAAGCTAAATCCTTAATCTTTATATATTCGTTAATGACTTATTAAATATGGTACGAACAGGCTCGCATGGTTATATTAAATATGGTTGGGAAGGAGCAACTTATGGTGTTTTAGATACAAGTACAACCC